GGTTGCCACGCTCCGAGTAGCCATAGACCACCGAGGCCACCAGTCGCTCTGTTACGTTGATGTCCTCCAATTGCCATATGTGCATAGGTATGATTATGTGCTTGCGTGCCATCAGTCACGGCCCCAGCTTGACACAACGTCGTAATACACTTCACAGGTGTCCTTGAACACCTCGCTGATTGTGACGCTGTAGTCCACTCCCTTGTACTTCTTCAGCAGCTTGCCACCTACCCTAGTGATATGCTGCCGTGCGATGCGCTTGGCCTCCAATCGGCTCGAGACGTACCATACCATGCGCTCCTTGTGTTCAGGGCACACGAATACGGCCTTATATGTCTTGCTCATAGGATGCCCTCGCGCTTCATTGCGGTAAGTAGCTCTAGGAAGTCCTCCAGGTAAAGGGCAGCGACCGGTGGCTGATGGTTGCGCTTGTGAATCACGAGGTTGATGTTGTGCTCGTGCGGCATGCGCTCCAGTATCTGATGGTAGTTCATGCTTGACTCTACCGCCTTGCACTGGATGTTAAACGGATCGGTGTTGGTTAGGTCCACACCCATATCGTCCAACTTCTTCGACGCATAGCTGGTGCGCTCCACTTCTCCTCCAAAGAGGCGCATCCACACCTTCGCAATCTTCAGCTCGAATCGCTTGCCCTTGTCCCTAGAATTAATCATATACCAATATCGAGAGGCTGCACCCATGAAGGCGCGTCCATCTGCCATCCTGCTTCATCGTCTTCGTTCAAGCTGTGGCGCACGCTGCCGTCCCATCGCTTCCACTGCTCAAGCAGGTTTTCCCACTCGATGTGGCCGCGTGCAACGTAGTGCGGTTCTAGCTCGACCACCTGCACATGGTGAGGCGCTGCGCTCTCGACAGCTATGATGAAGTAGGCCTCGTGGTCGTAGCCCATCAATGCTGCTGCGCGCTGGTAGATGGCCGCCTGCATATAATACTTCGCATCGTAGATGCCGCGCTGCAGCCTGTGGTACGATACGTCCTGCGTCGTCTTTAGGTCCAGCATAAACCAGGAGCCAAGGCCGTCGATAACACCGCGATGCGGCACGCCGCACTGCTCAATCTCAAACGGCACTTCGAACTTCTGACACTGCTTTAGCATGCTGCCGGCGTATGGGTGTGCCTCTACTCGGTGGCACAGCGCGCGGATGTCCATTGCCTCCCTAGCTGTAATGATGTCCTTGCCTTCATTGGCAGCCAGGAATTCCTTATGTGCAATCGTGCCACGTCTGCCACCTTCCCATACGGCCACCGTGCGGCTGTACTTCTCCGGTTCAAGCAGTGCACGATGGACCAAAGTGCCAAAACTCATTGCCGGCGTAGGCTCCTTCTTGTTCTCCTTGTACTCGATGAACTGCAGCGGCGATCGGTCAAACGCCTTTAGGCTGCTGAATGACAGCGGTAGGTATTTATCCTTCGACATTGTAGATAGGATTGCCGGTTAGATCATACAGTTCCTGTGTGATTTTGCGCATCCTGTTGTTCATCTGTGACCACTCGCTGTCCTGGCTGCTGTGCTTCTCAGCAAAGCGCGCCAGCAGGTTCCATCGCTCGTGTCGCAGCCGGCTCACTCGCTCGGCCTGATCAGGTGTGTACATGCGGTCCATTACTCGAACGGCTTTTGGAGATGCCAAGCCAAGAACTGCATCGTACTCAGTGCCTCGCGCGACTTGACCCACCGTCGTGACGCCTTGTGTGCTTGCCGCAGCATCTTGCGACGCTTGCGGTGCTCGTCGATTGATGCGACGCGCTCGTCTCTTTCCTGCTGCCATGACTTAGAACGGAAGGTCATCTTGCTTCTTCTTAGGCTTGGCCACACTCAGCTCTGGCAGCTCTTGTAGGAACGGAGACTCGCTGGTGTACAGCTTGCTCAGGTCGATGTACTCGTCGGCCTTAGATGCAAACGCCACCAAGTTTTCCTCAATAGGTGACTGGATGCCGGTGACGTTGTACTTGGTGTCAAGGCCCTTGCCGACGCGAGTCACGACCAGCTCAAACGTGGTCCAATGCTCGGCCTTGAACAGCATGGCCATTTGGTCGATGATGGTGCGCTGAGAAAACGACCACACCTTAACGGCACCGCTGCTGTTGTCGTGATCGTACTCAAACACCACGAAGGCCACGAACTTTTTCGGCCGCTCGTCGCTTATGGCGTGCTCAGGTCGTGGTGCGTCTGGCTCCCACCGTACTGGCTTGCCGTCGACAAACAGCTCGTGGCCGGTGATGGGCTTGCTGATGATGCGCAGGTGACGCTTGTCGCCGTCCTGAAACTTGACGTAATCGGACGCGCTACTGGGCGAGTCCTGAAGGAATGTAAAGATGTCGTTGGACATAACTAGGTGATTTTGATGGCACCAAGTACGTCAGCAAGACAGGGGAAAAAAATTTTTTCGGTCAGCCGTTATCAACATCGCGCCGTTGACGGAGCATCTTGCGCAGCCGAACGATGTTTATAGCAAGCAGCGTGCAAGCACCGGCAAGGCTCAGTGTCCAGTCGATTACCTCCTGCCATCGTGCCATTTCCCAACCCAACCATACAAGGTTGAGCGCGATGATGTCGCCCCCATCGTTCATCTGTCAAACATACTAAGGCCAAGGGGGAGGATTCCGACAAAACACAAGGCAATTGCCGGCCATGTGATGCCGTGCACCACGATCTGCTCGCACGCTGTGGTGACGATAAGACCGCCGGCCGTGTTCTTGATCGACCACCGTTTCAGGTCGCCCTTGTTCTCAAGCGCCGACGTCAGGGCATGCCATCCAGTCCTGGAGGCCGCTGAAGACCTCCGAGACCTCAAACGACGGACAAGCCTTCGAGCTGTATTCGCGGTGGCCATGGAGGTCGAGGGGTTTGTTGAGCACGTGGCACAGCGCACGGCAGATGCGCTTGATGCTCAGGCGTTGCTCAGGTGTCATCGTGTTTTTTGGGTGGCCGCTGGCGTCTAAGCCGCCGACGTAACAGATGCCGATGCTGTCTTTGTTGTGGCCTCTGACGTGTGCGCCAGGCTTTGTGATTGGCCTGCCGCTCTCTATGGTGCCATCGAGCCGCACGACGTAGTGGTAACCAATGTCTGACCAATTGCGTGGGGGTGAGGTGTGCCAAGTGCGAATCGTGGCCGCGCTGATGTCGTCACCCTCCCTTGTCGCACTACAGTGCAGTATGACCCTGTTTATCTCCCTCACTTTGATTTGCGCTGAATGACGTACCACTGATCATCGTAACAAAGTACAGCAATGCCGTCATAGGGACGGTCCATGTCGAAGTTCCGCTGGCCATCGATGCGCACGCCGTTGTTGTACTCGCTGCTGTCCATCGTAATGCTGTAATACTGATTGGCCGAAATGCTGTCGTCGCTCTTAAAGCGCAGCAACCGGCCTTCATTGTCGGCCACCTTCGGCAAGTAGATGGTGCCGAAGCCATTGGTGGCGCCAGTAAAGCTGTTCATGTACATAAAGCCGTCGTTGTCGTCGGTGTCGATGGTGTATATGCTGGTGCTCGTGTGGTCGATTTGCCGAACCTCAACATACTGCGCCAATGAACCTTGGAACAGGTCAGAGAAGTTGTTGGACAGCGTAGTGCCCAAGCTCTGCACACCGGTCACGGCGTAGATGCTGCGTGGGTCATTGGTCTTGACCACATCCGTCCTAAAGCTGATGTTGCTGGTGCTCTGCTGCTTGTGGTAACGCTCAACCGTCACTATGCTGTTGTTGGCGCTGTACGTCAGCTGCATGATGACGTGAAATTCGCTGTCCTCGCTGATGAGGTTGTACGGCCAAATCTGCTGACTGTTGTTGGCGATGTAGTAGTTGCCGTTGCGGATGCGGTGTGGGTTCTGCAGGTTGGCCAGCACCTCCCTGACGCACAGCCGCATCAACGGAAAGCCTGTGGCCGTCTGACTGCTGACAAAGCTGTTGTTGTCGCCGCTGTCGGCAGTAATGCTGCCGTTGTTCCATATGACGTTGTTGGCGCCATAGTACACCGCCGTGTTGCCTGTGATTTGCTCGCCTTGGTCTAGCACTAGGCTGTTGTCCAACGTCGTTTCCGAGGCAAACAAAACCGAGTCGCCTGGGCTTTCGTTGTTGGTGCCTGGGAACAGTGTCATCATGAAGTTGACGCTGTGCGTAGGCAAGGAGCCGGTAATGTCTGGGTTGAACCCTGAGCTGACGACCACATTGAGCGTCAGGTCTACGCCGGTCAGATCACTAGGCAGGTCGGTAATGACAATGGCAAAGTCATTTACCTCATTAAGACCAAAGTTCTTGTAGTAAGAGGCAATGATGAATTGATAGTCGCCAGCGGTAGCCTGCCATCCATCGTTGGTGAAATACTGGTTGCCTACCTTAATGGTGACGTCAGCGCGGACCGTGTGGAAGTTGGCAATGGTGTTCGGTGACGAAACGGCGTTGATGTTGATGTTGGTGTTGAGCTGCAGCAGCATGGTGCTGTCCTCGAAGTACAATCTGTCGTCATCGCTAACAGACAGGTCATCGGCAGAGGCAGAGAGCGTAGTGAACCCTGTGCTAGCCTGTATGATGAATTCGCTGGCCAACGTAACGCGCGTGCGCTCGACGCGCTTGACCGGCGTGCTGTACTCGATGGTGTTGCCGGCCATTTTAGTAAAGGCCGTGCTGTTTGTCTTAACCAGCTGATTGTAGAAGGTGATTTTGTCGATGCTGCTTAGCGTGTTGTGCGTGCCGTTGGCGGCCATCTCATACATGCTGTTCTGGAAGTCTGTCCCTTCAGCGTCGATGCGCTGTTGGAACTTGTTGATGGGCATGAAGTAGAAAATGCCCTCAGCCATAAACACGCGAGCGTTGAACGTCACCGCGATGCTGCGCAGCACCTCTGCCGGCTTGTAGTTTTCCTGCGGCGCGACACCAGGCACATACGGATAGCTCATTTCGCTCTCGGCCATAAAGTCCGAGCCGGTGAAGCCGTCGGTTTCAAAGTCGTTGAAGTATCGCAGCCAGCTATCTGTCGAGTCGTACAAGCTCCATTGCGCAACCTGCTTGAGAATGAAATAGACAAAGTAGATGGGGCCGGCATCGGCACCGACAGGTATGGCGAGGTCGTCAAATTCCAGGCGATCGAGCAAGCCCAAGCCGTCGCATGCGGTAAACGATACCGCGCTGGGCGTTGGCTCGTCCATCTGCTGCGTCTGCTCAGTCAGCAGAACGCCACGCCAGAACAGCCTTATGTCCGTAGCTGTGGCTAGGTCTTCATCGGCGGTTTTGACCTCGATAAGAAATTGAGACTCTGAGGCTGACGGCACGACAGTGTTGAGCCATGTGTCGAAGTTGCCGCCTTCGTTGAACACGGTGAAGGACAGCTTGCTAGGAATGATTGGCTGGTACACATCTTGGTTGTCGCCCTCAAAGGTCAGCTCGAAGCCAGGCGTGGACAGTACCAGCTCCCCTGGCGCGCCACTAAAGCTGCTGTCGTAGATGTTCAGGATGTAGTAGTCACCTACCTCATTCTGAAAGGTCGAAAAAAAACGTACTGCCATTAGAAGCCTCTTACTCGGTTACGGTCAAGCAGCGCGCGCTCGTTGCTCAACAAGATGTCTGTGCCACGGATTAAGCCGCTCACCTGCACGTTGCCGCCACCCATCATTTGCTTCAACTTGTCCAGCGGTGCCACAACCTCAGGGTTGATTGCACTAGTGCCTGGTCCCTCACCAACCATTGCAAGACTTGCGCCATTGAACAGGCCACCATCGGCCATCTGCGGAATGCCTATGCCGCCGGCCATAAACTTGCCAAAGCCTCCAGCCACGGCCTTGCTGCCTGGAAAGAAAAGGCTGAGTGCCGCAAACGTGGCCGCCATAGCGGTCAATTTGATGAGCAGTTGCTGTAGAGTTTGCATCATGAACTGCCCAAAGCTCTTTGTGCCTGCTGTCAATGCAGTAAAGGCACCTTGAAAGAACTGAGGCAACTGATTCCTCGCATATTCACCAAGCTGTTGGAAACGGCCCATGACAGGTTCCATGCCTGCGCTCAAGTTCTCATAGCTACCCTTTAGCGTATGGTTGGCTTGGGCGTGGGCCATGATGTCGCTGGCCATCTTGCCCTGCATTTCCTTAGCCGATTTAATCGGCGGCAGCACATCGACCTTGAGCACTTCACCCAGCTCTTTGGTTTGCGCTACCTCTTGCGCTGTAGGCGTGGGCAGCGCACTCACACCAACTTGCGCGCCATCGCCAAACTGCGCTTCGGCCGTTGCCTTCTTCAGCGCAACGATGGCCTCTTCGGTGTCGCCAATTTGAGTGGCGAACTTGCTGACGTTGCCGCGAGCAATCTGCTTGTCGAACTTGTCACCGAGCGCACCGACCTGCGACGCGGCTTCCTCTGCCGCCTTCGCCTGCTTGAGTTGTGCAAGCTCCGTTTCCAAGGCGCGGCGCTTCGTGTTGAGCGCCAAGATTTGCTGCTCTTTGTCCAGCTCCTTCGTGCGAACGATGAAATTCTCAGTCTCCTCACGCGTGGTCTTGACACTGGCTTTGAGCGTAGCCATAGCGCCGACAAGCAACGTCACGCCGGCCACTACTGCGCCCAACGGATTGGCAGCCATGACGACGTTGAGCGCGGCCATAGCTATGCGCGCCTTGATCATGCCTGAAACCAGCAAGGCAATCGGTCCGGCGGCTGCGGCAATGGCAGCAATGGTTACCGCTACTTGCTTCTGCCTATCGGTCAAGTCAGTAAACCCACGGACCAGCGCCTGAATGCGTGGTATCAGTGGCTTTAGCAAATCATTGATGAGCTTGCCGAACTCTTCGGATAGGTCGCCGATGCTGTTCTGCAGCTGCTTAAACGGACCCATGCCGGCCTGCGCTGCGGCCTCGGCGCTGCCACCATACTGCTTTTCCAGCTCATCAAGAATAATGGTCTGAGCCTCGGCAAGCCTACCGCTTTCGGTCAAGCTCTTGATGACCTCCTTCTGATCTGCGCTGAACTGAATGCCGGCACGCGACAGCGCGGTAAGGTTTGAAATGGGGTCGTTGAGTGCCTTGCCCAGCTGGATGCTTGCGCTCTTTAGGTCACCGTCCAAGCGTGTAGCCAGGTCGAGTGCTACCTGCTGCGTGCGTGCGAAGTTGTCGCCGGCAATGTTGGTGAAGGTCAGCAGCTGCGCTGTGGCATCCTTTAAAATAACCTCGTCACCAAACAGCGTCTTGGCCTGCAGGTCGCTGGCCATGCGCTGCAGTTGCTCGCTGGTATAGCCTACCTGTCCGGCAGTAGATTGCAAGCCGGCTTCAACTTGCGCAATGGCTTTGGCCTGCTCATCGAATGCCTTGACCGATTGCGCGGCCATAACGCCAAGCGGCGCAGTAATGCCAATGGACAGCGTGCGGCCGGTATTGGCCACCATCTTTTGAATGGGGCCAAGGTTGTTGCGGAACTTGCCTTGTACGCTGCGGAGGTCTTTGCTTAGCTTGTTCAGGCTCTTGCCGTCCAAGCCAATTGCAACCTTTAGATCCTTAAGTTTTACTGCCATCGTTCATGCGCTTTAGGGCGTTTGCCAGTAGCTTGTTGTTGCCCTTCTTTTTCTTCTTCTTCTCCCATGGGAAGATACACAGGTCAGTAGGCTTGAGCCGTTGCCCTGGCTTGCTGTGTGGCGACAGCGATACCGCAGCCAGCCACCGAGCGCGCTCCCATTCGCCGCGCTGCTGCATCTCAAGTTGCTTGTTCATGCCCTGCGCCGCAGCACAGAACTCCTCGAACGTCATGTCATAAAAAACAGAAGGGCTGAAGCGCAATTGCCCCAGCCCTATCTGCATACACGCTTCAAACGTCAGCGCCTCGCCTTCACTTTTTTTTTCCGTCGCCGCCTCCCATGAGAGTGCTCAGAGCTTCGGACAGTGGTTCGAGGTCGCTGATTTCGATGAGGCCAAGGAAGTCATCACATTCATAATCGAATGGAATGCCAGCGTTCTTCGCTCCGGACTGCGCCATGTAGTAGACCAGCGTGCCGATCTCCACAACGTCGTCCTGCAGCTTGCCGATGTCGATGCCTGCCTCACGCTTGGCCGCAGCCAGCGCACGCATGTCACACCGCAGCGTGAACTCCTTGCCGCTGAGTGTCAGCTTCATTAAGCGACGACCTCAGTGATGGCTCCGGTAATCTCGAACGTGGCGCTGTAGGTCACGTTGTCTTCGGTGCCGCCTCCAACTTCCAAACTGGTGCAGAATGCGCTGCAGCTGTAGTGGTAATCATCGGAAGCGTCATCGAGGCCGAAGATGATGGTTTGAGCCGTGCGGCTGTCGAGGTCGGAGAACAGGACGCCACCAGCGCCGCCGGCACCGTCGTCGTCAATAAGTCCGCTGACCGAGATGCTACCAGACCGCACGCCCTCAAGCAGCTCGCGGTATCCGCTGCTGTCCTTGGTCGTGATGTCACGCGTCTCCAGGTTGATGCTGATGCTGCCCTCGGTTTGGTCCGGCAAAGCGGTGCCGCCAATCTGCAGAAGGAAAACTGTGCCGTTGAGGATGGCCATTACTCTTTGTCTTTAGTGTTGTTTGCAATGATCGCGTTAAGCAACAGGTCGACGTATGCAAACACACGGTCGTCCTTGACGCTTGGCGTAAGGTTCACCACCACCTTAGCAAACACCATGAATGCCAGCAGCAGCTCTGCCCAGTTGTTTAGGAAGAAGTCCATGGCCTCAA